CATTCTTGGATCGTAAGATATGAACATCCCCTCTTCCTTTCCTGCGACAACCATGTTCATTTGCAACTGCCACCAGTAAGGTTTTCTCTGCTTGAACAGGTCATCCTCGTCAGCAATGAGAAGGTTTTGAACGTGGTTCTCGAAGTTGTAAGGACACTTAATCTCAATCACACCGAAGCGTGAGCAGATACCATCTGGAGAACCTCCTGCGTGGTCTCCGTAGGGGATAAAACCTACAGAGTCGACACGAGACTCCATCATCTCGGCATATAGATTACAAGCCTCAGCCTCATGTTCCACACCCCAGTCCGTAGCCGCAGAGTTAGTGGTTTGCTCAACACCAGCCATCTCCTCGGCAACCTTACCCATGATATAAGTCTTGGTAGTCTCGGACAACTCTCCGTTATCTCTCGCTGCCTTAGTTTGAGGTTGAGTCATTAGTTTGTATATCTCTGATGCGGTGAACTTACCCACACGAGCGTTAAACCAAGCCTGTGAGCGTTGGTCAGACGCTTGTGCTTGTTCCTTTAGGATTTCGTTTAGTAGATTATTCATTGTCCCCTCCTTTAACTTTCTTACGAGCTTTCTCAATAATCTCCTTCTTCTGCTCAGGATCAATCATTACTGACTCGTCTGATAGAGCAGTCTCAAGTTCTACCACGTTGGTAGTCTTCTCAAGTAAGCGGTCAACCTGCTCCTCGCTCATCTTCACATACTCAACTGTCTTATACTCCTCGTTGTCAATAGAGATAGCGGTGTTAACCTTCTCAATCTTATCCAATGCAAATGATGACTTAGGGATAGACTTCCAACCTCTCTTCACAACGGTCTTACGAGCCATCTCGGCATAGTCAGTAGACCATGGCCCAACATCTCTGCGACCAGTCTCTGAACGATTCTTGATAGCGTCAATCTGTGGCTTCCACATAACCTCAAACAAAGTCTCGTCATTGTGAAGGATAAAGATTGCGTACACAGCAATGATGTCCTCAACCTTAAAGGTCTCTCCCTTTGGTTTGTGGTTGATGCGAGGTGAAGTACCCTGCAAGATGTCAAAGTCATCTCCTCGGTAAACTACCCCTGAAGATACTGACTTGATGATGCCTGTGTCAGAGATTAACTTAATCATCCCCTGGTAGCCCGGCATTAGTTTAGCGTTACCCTTGAAAGGAACTAGGTAAGCCAAGTTCATCACAGGGTTCAGAGACAACTTGGTCAATGCACAATTGTACACAGCCATTGCAACTGATTGTGGGTTAGAATTTGCCAACACTTGGTTGTTGTTAGCAGCTTGGATGGCGAAAGACATCTCTCTCATGAGGACTTCTTCTCCTCCCATCAGTTTAATCATTTCCTCTCTGCGAGGTTCGATGAACGGCATAACCGTCTTTGGTGAAATTGTTATGTTTGACATAATTTATAGGTTTTCTTTATTAATGTTTTGCGAATGTAACACATTATTCGAAACCCTCCAAAACTTTTTTTGTAAATTTTTCTAATGTTAATAAATAAGGTTCATGTTCGAGCTTTATATCTGTACCCCACTTGCTAAAAATCTGCTTGAGAATCTTCCTCCTCTCCCCTTGAGGAAAGCTCAAGAGAGCAAGGTCGAAGTATACATATGACTTTGGATCTTGTGGAATACCTAGAGAGATGCACATCTTGTTCACCCTCTTGTGCATAGTGTCAAGGACAAGGTATGTGTCTGCCCTCTTTAAATACTTCTGACTACGAAAAGATTTTGCCATTGTTTCTTGTGTCCGTTCTCTCTATAGATGACTTTATATTCTTCCAATCGACTAGGTCTTGTTCCTCAAAAATCATCCTCCCATGAAACAAGGACATCATCCTTTTGACCTTCAAGGGATCAAACTCTGGTCGGAATATCTTCAAGGCATTCCTCGGATTTATGTCCTTGTCTGCAAAATAGGTGAGCCAATTTGCTCTATACTTGTGCTTCGATTTCATGCTTTAGGCGTTCAATTTTCTCTCTCATTTCCTCCACCTCTTCACAATATAGTAGGATAGAATTGATGACCTGTATGACCTTCTCTCGGTCTCTAATGGGCTTCTTTCTACCCACAATGTCGCTCATCCAACGCTGACCATTACCACACATATGGTTGATGTAAGCCATGTTTAACACGTCAGCATGAGACCGGCACGTCTTAATAAAGGACATCAGTAGGGAATCCCCAACAACCTTTTTCTGTAGCTTATTATCTTGCGTGGTGTTCAAACTATTATTGTGTTAAAAAATGTGTGCGAGAAGTTTTTACAAACCAAATGTACTATAAAAGTCAGCAAAATCAAAACTCTGCACCGTCTGACCTGCTAGAGAAAGTGATAGTAAATTTTTTGGATTGGGGCGGTGATCCGGTGAAATTTGTACTAGACATCCCAAGATCCACTCAAACAAGCCCTAACTCATTGAAAACTAGGCACAAAAAAAAAGGATGCTGAATTAACAACATCCTTTTAAGATTATCCATGTCTATTATTGCAGATTGCCTATGACATATACGATTGGTAGTATCGTCATCGTGCCTAACATTAGTGGTGTTGAATCCGTCATATAGGAGACGAAGAACATGACTAAACAAATTACTCCTAGCACCGTCAAGATGATATCAATTGTCCTTCTCATACTTCCGATAATGATTTGTCTTGACCAATAATTCTAATTGCTGACCAGATGTGATGCATCGTTCCTTCGTTAGTCAAGACATCGTGAAGGACATCTTGTGCTTCCTCATCAGAGCAATCAAAAATATCTTGCACATCTTCAATACTCCAAAGGTTATCGGTGAAGTAACCATTCTTTTTTAGCGTCTCTTTCGCTTGTTTGATTTCGTTTGTCATCTCATTTATTATTTAAGGTCATTAATGAATTTTACATCCGATGGTGAATACTCTTGATGGTTGTCATAATTCCCATCCCAGTCTTCGCATATATCTTGCGGAATATACCAAGAGCCATCAAACAATTGCTCTACGGATATTTCTGCTTTGCCGAATGTCATCAATTGCTCTAACATAGTATTACCAAATTCTCTTATCTCATTATCTGAATCTCCGAAATACCAATCAAGGAATCTAGATGCTTTTACTGAATTTACTTTTTCGCTCATTGTCTTAAATTTTAGTTGATTTTAGTTTTTGTTTTGCTTCTTTCTTTGTTTTATAACTTTCAGCGTATGCTTTAATATCTGACCAATTTTTTCCTGTCCAATATTCATTTCCTTTTTCTATTATATAACCCGCGTCTTTGTCATAATCATCGTATAATGTAACAATTACACCTTCAGTCATTTTAGTTGATTCGATTAATGTGTAGTATTCGTCATACAAATCATTGAAGATGTCTTGTGCTTCCTCAGTATATTTTGAATTTCCATCTTCATCATAGTCTTCCCAAATTTGTATGAGATTATAATGTACTCTTTCAAGATGTGCCGATGCCAGTTCAGATGCAAGTTCTACGGCATTGATTGTGATTTCGTGTGCGTTCATTGTTTTATGTTTTTAGTTATTTGGATTTAATGCGTTCCCTAGGATTGCGAAGAGAGAATCTTTCTCGTCTTCTTTGGTTAGTTTTAACTTGACGATTCTCTCAGCATAGAAGATGTGATGACAATTGTATAGGTCAATGTGACCTTGTCTCCAAAGAGAGATATCTGAAACGGATGCTCTGAAGTAAAAACCGTCAATCATCTTGCAGAGGACATCCGTATAGATTGCTTCCTCAGTAATCTCAAAATCGTTTTGGTTGTAGTCTGCTCCAATGTGGGCATTCAACGAGAGCAAAAGCTCCTCTAGGGAATCGAATTCCTCGTGTCTCTCAATTGAATGAGAATTAACTTCTTGAAGTTCTCCATGCTCATATGAATCTAATGTAGTGATGCATGAATGTCTTGTGATTCTAAATTTTTCCATTTTTTCTGATTGTTAAATTAATATGCGAATTCAATGCTCCATGCGAGATGAACTTGTCTTCCATCGTTCAGTTCGTAACCATTTTTGACACCGTTCTCATTGTAGGTATCCTTGGGGAAGTTCTCTTGTCCGAATCTACCGAGACACCAGATAGCGTCTTCGCAGTTATTCCAAAGGTCACCATTGGCGAAGTTGTTTTGGATTTCTTGTTCTTGGATGCAACGCAGTTCCGCAATGCGTGAATTAAGCGTTTCGTTCTGATTGTTCTTTTTCATTTGGTTTGATTTATTAAATGTAAGATCCTCCACCGAGATGGTCAAAAGTCTCGTTGTCAGAGAATGATAGTAAACTAGAGTCTTGAATGTGTTCAACATCGTCAGCATCGAAGACAAGGAAAGTCTCGCATTCGAATTCAACATTCTCTCTCATTTGTCCGTATCTGAATGACTCGTCTTTGGAATAGTATCCGTCAATCCAAATGATGACGAATGTCTTGTCATCCATGACGAAGTCTCTATCCAATTCGATGTGACCAGCACTTCGGTCATTTAGATAATCACCTAGGATAACTTGTATCCTAGTGATTTCTTTTGTGTTTAGTTCTATTGCTTTCATATTAGTCTTGGTATTTCCATTCGTCAGAAGATACATCCGTCAACAATTTGATGTTGTGTGCGTGAGACAATTCCTCAACCATTGTATCTGCACCGTCACCCAATTCACGCAACAAATCGAATAAGATTTTCGCTTGTGTGTTAGCCAAAGCAAGTCTCTCAAGCAATTCTTCCTTGCTGATATCCTCTTCGTGAATGACTAACCAAATTGCATCGTCAACAGGCATCTTCTTCTCTAGAACTTTTTCAGTAAGTTTAACATTAGGTAGGAAGAATTCCTCTTGCAAGGCATCGAAAGA